CTCTGGCCCCCCGTTTCCTATGTACCTCCCCATCGCCGCAGTCTTGTACAGCGTGAGGAGCACATGAGGAACGGAGGGAACAAAGTACAACATTATCGCCGTCTACGGCGACTCTCTCTTACAACTGCCTGTTCAACTTCATCTACGGCATTCGAGGTGCTGGCAAGACCTACACGGGGCCGCAGCACTACGTAAGCGTTCTCAACGCCGCCTTGCTTGGTAGCGCTGATTATAACCGGCTCAGCCATCAGTAATACCTCCCCAACTGTTTCATGTACTTGATGAACTGTCGAAGATGGTACTGCGCTTCTTTTCCAACTTCCGGGTCTGATACTTCCAGCTGCTTCTTCCCGGTGTCGCATATTCTTATCTGTACAGTGGCGGATATATACATATCAGTTTCAACCGTGCATTTAACATCTTCGATTTCATAAACACTATCCTCGATGATCTGAATAGTATCTACCATGTCGCCATTCTTAGTCGTGATGATCATAATCCCATCCTAACAATATCCCGAAACCAGTTGTTGAGCTTCATGGACTCGTACCGCACGCACCCCATCTATGGCACCCATTGAACGACGCTTTTACGTACAGGGACAACTTTGAAGATCGTGTGCAGCGAGGTTGGTGCCTGCTTGCAACGTTTGTTGTAGTGATTTACCGCCTTGTCCTTGTCCGTGAACGAAACGATTAACTCACCGTCGCACCAGTATTCGTAGTTAACATCCTCATGCGCAGATAGCATAGATGCTCCTTTTGTATTTGAATCAGTACATTCTACAAAATCATGGAAGCCACGCTTGCGCATATTCCAATCACCCCAATCGCCATACTTATAACCGCAAGTTTTAAGTTCCTTTCTGTCCTTGTCACCATTTCAACATCGACCCGTCCAATTCGTGTGTACAAGTCATCACAAGTCTTTGAAATGGAATCGAACTGTTCTCGACGCGTACCAATCTCGTCCTGCAAGTCATCATTCAAATCAAGCATCATGCTGTTGTACTTGTCCTGAATGGAACTCACTGTGCCCATCTGTGGCTCGTTCGGCGTCTCAAACTCCATGAACTCTGCGACCATATTACCCCCAATACGCAAACTGATAACAAACCAACAGGCATCCGATAATGACGATGCCCACACCTGCACGTGCTGCGCGTATGTTCTCGCGCTCACGTCTCCAACACGTGTTGCAATCCGTGCTTGTCAACGAACAATAGACTAGCGCGGTACCGAACAGAATAACCGCTATGCAAATCAGCATTTGTTCTCCACCATTCTGTCAACGAAATCAAAGAACTTGTACGCAGCTGTCCATTTCGCACATAGAATCGATTGCTGCCTTTCTCACTTTAGGCGTCACCATAGTCGAGAACCCGCTTTCAATGCCATCAATGTACTCGACAATTTCGAACACGAATTTGTTGGCATAAATCAAAAGCCCATCGCCACCAGTGTGTCCCTCCATAAGAAACTCTAACGGGCAATGCTTGTGAAGCATATACATGTTTCCATCGTTGTATGAGTAAAACAGTTTAACCATAGCACAGTCCTTTCAATCGGCTTTACAATAATGATATAGTATCAAAAACCACTTGCATTGTCAACAAGAAAATGCAGCCCTCTTTCGAGGGCTGCAAACTAAATTCCGTAATACACTCGGTTCACATAGTCCTGCACAGTCTGGTAGTCATAACCAGCAGCGGTAAGGCGGTTCACCCTGTCCTGACCATTCCCATAGTTTCCAAGGTACACGTTATAGGCAACGTCAGCAAGCCAATCAGAACCAACATTTCCATTGCCAATGCCGTAATACACTCGGTTCACATATGCCTGAACCTCTGCGTAGTCATAACCAGCCGCTTCAAGATTGTACTGGCGTTCTGGCTGATTGCCGTACCAACCCTGCACCACACCATATGCAGCATCTTCAATGCTGCCAGATGCAGGAGCGTCTGGCACGTCTGGCGAACCGTTCACAGAACCGTTGCCATCGTCATAGGTCATAGCAGACGGGTTGTCGAGGTAATACTGAACAAGGTTCTCGAAATCGCCCCAAGTCTTGCCCCACTTTGCGAAGTACGGAATAGGGTCAACGTGGTCTGTGCCTCCCCACACGTAACGCGCTTCGTTGTGGGAAACCATTCGGTCGATGCCCCAACCCTGCTGGTTGAGGTACACGGCGCACCATTGCGCCGCCGTGTCGAATCCAACCTCGAAGTCGTGCTGGTTGGTGGCTTCGCAAATCTCGATGCCGACGCTGTACCAGTTTCCGTTGCCAACGTGCCACGCAACGGCGTTTCCGCTCATGGTCTGGTACACCGTGCCGCCGTCAGTCCAGTCGGCAACCCATTGAGCCATAGGCGCATCATTGCCCATTCGCTGCCAGTATTGGACGTGATTCCATGCGGTCGCTCCCTCGTTCGCCGTGGAATGCACTACAAGGTTCTGCGGTTGGAACCAGCCGTGACCGTCTGCGATGAAGTTGTCATGTTCCGTCCATGCGTATGCGGGCGCGGCTGTGCCGACCAGCATAGCGAACACGGCAAGCGCCGTGATTGCGCCGATTCTAAGACGCTTCATAAAAGTTCCAATCATTCTAACCCTCCATCTTGTCCACATGGTCATCGAACTTCGTGGTGAGCGCGGTAATGGCAAGCGTGAGGTCTTTCAGCGTGTCGTTCATCTTGACGTAAAGCCACCCCATGAAGCAGCAAGCCACGATAGGGAACCCCACGCTGCCGATAGCCGTAATCACCATATCGAACGTAGTAGTGTCCATTTCAACCTCCTTCCTAAAATCCCAGATAGTCGAACACGTTGTTGAAGAACTCTCGCGTCTCAATCGTATCGAAGAACACGCTTCCCTGCATATACAGCTTGCGCACGCTCCGCAACACCACGCTAGACTTCTCTATCATAAGCAGGTTAGGCTGCATATCCGATTTTGTCAAGACGTAAACCAGCGCATCTTTCGGGTATCTGCGCGACACGTAGTAAATACCCTCCGTGTAGTCCACCCAAACGCCTACCGTCCTGTTGTCGAACCGCAACGCGAAGTAGAATCGCGCTTCCTCCGACTTCTTGGCGATGAACTTGTCGTTGTCATCGTAGAACATGTTTCCCACTGCGTAATCGTAATAGGACGTTCCACGTATCATCTGACCGAATCTTGTCGTGTCCACGTGCGCCCTGAACCGCTCGCTCTGCACAATCTCTACACACATGTACCCCTTGTGAGCCATGAGAAACCGCTTACCCTTCCTCGGCTTCAACCTCCATCCGATGAAGTACGGGTTGGTGAGCGCCACGGCGTTAGCCATGAACATAACCTTAACCCTGTCCTGAAATCGGTCAACCGTGTTGTATAAGTCTTGGAACTGCTTCAACTCGTTTTGCAAGTAATGCAGCGAACCCTTGTCAATGATGAACTCGTCAAATCCTATCATATCAACGTCGGGATAGGGTACAGACTTTTTGGTCAGCGCGTTTGCCAACGTGATGAAGAAACATAGCACGCGCCATTTCTCTGGCTTTTCATCACCTATCGCAACCTTTCTGATGTACCCTTTCATTCCCTCAACTTTGAACTCCCACGATGGGAAGCGGTCAACAATATCCTGAAAGAACTCCTGCTTGTCATCGAACTCTGACTTATATCTGCGCAAATAAATGAACTGTTTTCCCGTTTTGATGAAATGCCTGATTCGTTTGTACTTGAAATCATACGTCTTGCCAGTGCCACGCCCGCCGATAACGAAGTTGAACATGGCATTGCGCGTCATAATGTCGTGAGAATCGTAATACATGCTGTCGCTCATAGGTACCGTCTCACCTCCCAATAATACATGTACCGTGGATAGTTCCTAGCATCGGTTGTGGTTTGGTCTGGTCCGTAATCGGGTCCACCATGTCCCCAAAGTTCATTGTTGCCCATGTACAGTTCAACGTGGTCAAATGAGCCGTTCCAACCATTCCACATAATCAGCACCAAGTCTGCGGGCTGCATATCCTCGATGGGTAGGTTGTCACCAGAGTATCCACCTGCTATCTTGGTGCCTTTTCCAGCCATTGCGCCAGTCCACGTACCTACGTCGATGCCTGCTACCTGCTGATATGCAAACCAGATTGTTGATGAACAATCACCATAACCACTACTTATCGGGTCAAGCCTTCCTGCACCCTGTGAATACGCGAACCTGTCAAGCCATGAGCGGTACAATTCGCATATGGCGTTCTGCGCTTCGCTTCCGCTCTCCGAACCGCCTCCTTCGTTGCCGCCGCCAATGTCAGTTCCGTTCGCGTTGTAACCGTTAATCCATTTTTGCGTTCCTGCGGGATAGAATGTTACACCCTTTGCGTACTCACCCTTACCGTACAGTATAAGTAAATTGCCACGTTGAATTATGTACCCCAACTTGCTTTCTTCTGTGCTAATTCCTGGGTTGTTGCCCCCGGGCGTTGTGTCAACGTCACCGCTCTGTCCGAAATCTGGCGGGTCGCTCTCGCCGTCCCATGCTTTCAAGCGGTTGTACACGGTGGTGTACCGTGTCCGATATTGCCCCAACACTCCGTGGTTCATGCATAACGTGTAAACCCTGTCAAGGTCTGCGCTACCACCTGCCGTTGCGATAACCTGTCCTGCGCTCGCTGGTGATTGATGATACATGCTCATTGCGAATATCAAAGGTTTTGGGTATGACTGGCTCATGCCCCAGTTTTCAAGCGTCGCAATGTACCCCTCGAAATCGGCGATAGCCTGATTCTCCTGAATCACATGGTTTTCCTCGTCTTGGAAAACGGTTATGATGCTGTTTCCCTCGTCCCTGTTAAGGTACCTGCTAGTCCACCATGTACTACCAGCATCATGGGATTCAATGTCTGAACGCAACGAGGATGCCAACTGCCCGTAAGCGGTTGGCATCTCGTTTTTGATGCGGTTGAGCAGCGCAGCAGCCCGTGTACCATACCATTGCATCATGCCAATGGTGATTGGGTCATTATAGTTCACGGCAGTCCAATTCCAGTTGGATTCTACCTCGCCGATAACGTACATGGCGTAATAGCATATGGTTCTGGTACTTGGCATTTTACCATCCTTGCGTAAACAGAACGCCTTGGGCTGTGGACAGATTGGTCCACTGCGTACTTCCGATAGTTCCAAGTGAGGCTAGGTAAAGGTGACCGTCGGTTTTATATACCAAGTCCACAGCAATCGTGCCCGTGGTGTCGTAAGTCCCTACTGGGCTGTACATAGTGGCGATACCATAAGATTTTAGCGTTCTGTCGGAAGATGGACGCATGTTCGCGGGGAATGGTGTCGCTGTGAGTCTCGCTTCTTTGAGAGTATCTGTTTGCGTGAAACCGGTGCTGAACCTAAAGTTGGCGATTCCCAGCGCTTTATTCCAGTTCATCGTCACAGAAAAGGCAGGTGAATCGTTGATCTTGCTTCCGTCCACCGTGGCCGTTTCAACAGTAGCCATGTCTGCAATTGCAGCATTAACCATCTGCGGAGAAGCCGCCGTACCAGTCGATGCAGATGCGGTGCCGCTGTCCACCACCTTCAAATGCCCGAAGTTCGTAGATGAACCCTGACCGTAGGTGTTCGCAGTGCTCGCATGATTGGTCGGTGCTTTCCCGTCCACGGCAGTCTGCAATCCGTCAATGTCGTTCTGCGCTTCCGTGATGTTGCCCTCTGCAACTCCAACGCGCGTATCAATAGACGCAATATCGGTCTTGTTCTGATTGGCTGTTCCCTCGACTGCGACAACACGTGAAGTCAACGAAGTAACGGTGCCTTGCGTGGTCTCAATTTCGCTCTCATTCGTCTGCGCAAGCGAAAGCGCGTCATTAGCCGTCTTTTGAACGTTCGTAATCTCCGTTCCATGCTCATCAACCGTGGATTCAAGCTCGGCAATATCCTTCTGCGCTTCGGTCATCTGCGTTTGCAGCGTGAGAACGTTGGCGTTGGCGTTGGTAACGTCATCCGCGCTCTTCTTCATCTGCGTGTCAATCTTTCCCATTGCGGCGTTGTACTGGTCACGCAGGTTCGGCTTGTCAGCCGAAGCGTACAGGTCAAGATTGTAGTTCGTCGTGTATTCCGTAGCCATCATTCACTCCTTTCTACGACGCGGGCTTGAAGTACACAATGCCGTTGGCCGTGACCTTCGCTTCGGAAAGCTGCGCCACGGTCAGGTTTTTGTCGGTTGACTGCGGGTTGAACGAAGACGCGCTCAAACCTGCCACTTCTTCTTCCAGCGATGCGATGTCGGTCGCGTTCGCGTTCGCCTTCGACAGCGCGCTGTCCGCAGTGCTCTTCGCGGTCGATGCCGTCGACGAAGCGGTGCTCGCTGCTGACGATGCAGAGGCTGCTACGTCCGCGTTCTTCTTCATTTGCGTGTCGATTTTCGTCATCGCGGAATTGTACGCGCCCGTCAAGTCCGGCGCGTCTGCATCCGCGTACGTGGGTAAAGCGTAATTGGTTGTCGGCGTTCCAGCCATTGTCAATCTCCTTTCACAAAGTAACCATCACGAATCTCACCGTTAGCGAGAATCGAGCATGTCAGCTTCCCATCGAGCGGCGGTGCGCCGTCGTATGTGATGCCCTCTGGCACGAAATCGTCCCCCATGAGGTACCCGCTGAAAACCGCCAACCCGCGAACGTTCAACCCGCATTCCGCAAGCTGGTCAACGGTCAAGTCAAGCTGCGCGAGCGTGTCAACGGTGATGGCGTGAACTGTAACATCATTGAAGAAGTCACGCATCGCCTTAACGTTATCTGTGTACGCGCCAACCGTCACATTCCAGACGAGCATGCCGATCTGCAAACCATCAATCAAATTTCGCAGGTTCTTGTCCAGATCGCTAATCTCCGAATCCGTGTACTCTTTAAGCTGTTCAGTCTGTAATACCTGTTCAGCGTGAATCTGATCCTTGAAATCATCGAACTCGACGGTTGTGACGAAATTGGTATATATGCCCGAGATCTTCCCGAACAAACAAGCGATCTGCTGTTCTACGGATAACGATTCATCGTACACAAGCGGCGTTGTGATCTGGTTGCACGTTCGACCGCTGCCCAGGAAAGGATAATAGATCGCCATAAATCTCACCTCCTTAAAGAGCGTTCCAATAATCAGTGTATATACCCATGAAAAGTTCGTTCAAATCGCCAATCACCATCATGTCGATGTTGAGGAACGTGTCACGGAACTGCATGAGGGCTTGTGCTTTGGTGATACCCGATATGCCGCTCACGTGCGTTACGTAATCCTCTAGCGTCTTTGAACTCGCTTTCGTGGTATCGCTTGCCGCGCTGTCTGCGCTGCTATCCTGTGTGCTGGTGCCTTTAGCTGTGGTGTTGCTGCTGCTGTCGGTTAGGTTGGTGGCGTAATCCTCGTTTCCAGAAAGCTGCATCTGTGGAGTTGCGCTTACAACAGTTCTTGCCGTGCTGTCCGTACCGTTGACTGTATCGCTCGTGGCTTTCGTATTCGTATTCTCCGTGCGCGAATAATCCCTAGACTGGTCGGATGTTCCTACTGTGCTTCCCTCGGTACACATATCATAGTTGCTAAATGGGTCAAAATCATGCAGTGCGCTCTTGTACAACTGATTGTAAAACGGCATAATCTCATTCATCTTGCGGTTCAGAAAACGCCTGAAAAGCGCGGGAGTCTCCTGCCCAATCTCTCGAAAGAAGAAATGCTCAACAATCTTCGCGTTCAGCGGCGCACGGTATTCTTCATCGAAAATGGGGTATTTGTCAAGCCCCAAATCGAATCCGTTTTCGACAAGCGAACCCAACTCCACCGTGAAGATTGCCCCACGATGATAGGGAACGCCGCACTCTCCGTCCTCGTACAAACTCATAACCCAGCGCCTCCATCCGTCTGAACCTCGGGGTCGGCCATGAGAAGCACGTTCATGTTCTGGCTAGAAATGTCCTTGTTCATGTCGCACCAAACCTCAAGCCCGTACTTGCGGTTAATCTGCCTGCACGCTTCGCGTCTGCAATTCAACCTGATAAGCCTGTTCGCTTCAATCTGCCCATTGTTGGCTTCCACCTCTGCGGATTGCACGCGCTCTGCCTTGCTTATGTTGGTGTTCTCGATTCCGAAGTACGTCATAATCTCCGCCCACACGGTCTGCTTTGCCTTTAGCAGTTCTGGCGTAATGAACGGCGCACCAGAATTGAGATAAGTTATCTGCGACGGGTCGATCATCCCATCGGCACCAATAATAATAGGCTCGTTTCCCACGTACTGCTTCATAAGGTTCTGAATTGTCAATCTCTGCGATTCAGGAACAATCGCGAAAATCGGCATTTTCTGGCTCATAAGGTTCACGTCAACCGTTCTGTCAATGTCTGCAAGACGGCGTGCGTATATGCGCATTGCGTTAATGTCTGGTCTGCGCAGATAGTTGTTCCAGATGGGTATACATTCGGTAGACTTCAACCGACGATGAAAGCCGTTAGTGCCGTATGCGATATACGCAAGCGGATTCTGGTACATGTTAATCTGCCCAGACGGTGCGCCCAACGTAGAGAAATAAGCATCGTACTCGTCATCCCAGAAAAACACGCTCATTCCGCGATTGAAAAGTGTCAGTTCGAGAAAGCGCTGGTCAATCTCCGTCGGCAATCCCTCCCAACGGTATATCGCGCAAGCCATCTGCTCCAACATTTCATAGTACATGCGGTACTGCAAGTTGTTCATTTCAGCAGACTGCCACGTGTTGCGCTTGCCCTTGCGATTCCTTCCCATCAGTAACGCACCCCCTTCACAGGCTCGTTGTCGGCTAGGTCAATCTTGTACATTTTATCAGGGTCGCTCCAAACTGTCACGCCCTTTTCAAAAATGCCCCTGATGCTCTCCTTGAACAGTTCGGGAACCTCGCTTGTCGAAAGCGAAACGCTCTGCATCTTCCAATACGTGAAGTTCTCCATGCACTTCAAGTCGGCGGGCGGGGTCAGCCATCTGTTCACGTAATACCCGTATCGAAGCCAGAAGTCACCAATCTGCCGCATGAAATTGACTTTCAAACGCTTCCACTTAATGAGTATTCCAAAGTACCCGTTTGCGCCATTGAAAATGTCCCCGCCGTTTTGCCCGCTTGTCGTGGGCTGCGTCAGCTTGGCATCTTGCACCTTGGCTTGTATGCCCTGAATCGCCGTCTCATAATCGCCGTTCGCCGCATACACCGCATAGTCGTAGTTCGTGTCCCGCATATAACCCTGCAAGCCTATGTTGTTCTGCGTCGTTGCCGTCGCGGCACCCACCTGCGTTGCCGTCGTTCTGTTTATCCAATCTGCGTTTAGCGCGGTGTTCGCTGCTGCAAGCCCCATGTTCGCAACGTCGGCTGCGGCACTTCCCACGTTGCCAGAAGCAAGGCTGCCCAACGCCCCAACGCCAGACGATGTGCCAGACGATACGCCGCCCCACAGGTTCTTTTCCTGCGAAATGTTGCTCAAAGCCCAGTTCGCTTGGTTCGCAACCTGTTGGTTAGCCCATGCGTTCTGCATATTGGCACCGCTCTGGTTGAAAGAAAGCTGCGCAGCAGTCAGCGCCTTTTGCTGTGACCAATCAGCAGCCGCAAATTGGTATGCCCTGCTGTGTACCGTTGAAGCCATATAATATGCGTACATATTATTTGTGATAGCAAGCTGTGGGAAATTGGTAATGAAAAGAGCCATATCCAATCCCTCGCCAGCATATATGTTCGCATATGTGGAATACGGCGAACCAGTCATGCTCAGTATTCTTTGGTCAACATCCGATGCGCCCTTGTTGTAATGCTTGGGCAAAACAGCCGCTCTCACGTCTGGTGGAATAGTTGCGGACAAAACTGAAAGCTGCATTTTCTGCGTGCCTTCATCCTCAATACTTATGCACTCTGGCTTTAGTGCAATTTCACCACCGTTTTGATATGTCAATTCAATAGATGTGTATGGTGCTGTGTAGAACTTCAACAGGTTCCTGTACTTAGGGTCAATGAAGAAATTGCTGAAAACGCCGTTAACATCTATATCGTAAGGTTCTATGGTGCCAACCCCCAACGGATAGATTGTAACTGGCGGGTCGCCAACCTGCACAGGGTCATCCATGTCGACATTGACGAAATCATGCGGAACGATTGTCAGATAGGAAATGCATTGTGAAATCCAAGGAGCATCGGACAAGCGCAACATCAGGTTTGTGAACGCTTCCGAATCGCATACGTAAATCTCACACCCGACTGACATTCCGCCCGTGTGGCTTCCCAACGACGAATTAAGATTAGGATTTTCTATTGTCCCCCAATCGCTTCTCAAAGAAGCGGTTGACATGAACAGAAACCAAGGGTCTTTACCTTTATCAGCAGGAGCAAGGTTTATGTACTGCTGATGGACAATCTCATATTCATCGCCGATATTCAAACCCTCTGTATCCGTGAGATAGTCAGAAAGATTGAACATGGTGCTGTTCTCGTTGGCAATGCCAATATGCCCCTTGTTGACGTAGCACATATTAAACTCAATGCGATTGTAGTACGTCATCCACACGTCAAGCTGCACATTTACCTGCGTAGTGTTTGGAGCAAGATATTTTGCATCGGTAATGAAGTAATAGAAAACATCGGGCTGTCTGCCCTCTGTTGGAGGTACAGGCTGCAAAGGATTCTTAACAACCATGTAGTTGCAACGTGTAACCATATCGAATGGCGCGTTCACACGAACAGGCTCACCATATCGCAGATAAACAAGCCCGTTAAGCGTGAACGCGTAACCATCGGAGGAGCGGGACGCAAAATAAGCGTCCCGCTCCTTGTCGGAATCAAAGCGCACCACGTCACGGTACGAAGAATCCCACGGCACGTTGCACATGAGAATAGACGTGTTCGGTGTCCATACCGAATAGTTAAACCTATTCTCATACTCATAGATGTTCTTTGGCAACCCAGGGAAATCTTGTGCCATGACTTACTCCTTAGCCTGCGGGCGTGTACGCCTTGTCGATGCCGATAATCAAATCCTTATGCTGGTACACCTGCGAACCCATCGCAACGGTCGGGTCAATGTAGGTGCTGGTCGCAGTAACAGTAACGTTCTCCGCAACCTCGTCCTCGGCAACGTGAAGAACGCCCTCGGCATCTACGAACGTACCCAGCTTCAACCGAACGCCGCCGCTCTCAACACCCGTGTTGTTCGCGGTGATTGCGAACGTGCAGCCCTGCGGAACCGTGTACCCCTCCGTCTCGGGCGTTACGGTACCCTGAACAGTGGCAACAAGTCGGGTCTTATCCCCGCGCTTGGCAAACGTCGGCTTCACGCCGTCAACCTCCGCATAGTCGAGCGTCACGCCAGTAGCCTTAATGGCGGGAACAGTCACGCTGGTGCCAGCTTCGGTGGTGAACATGACGGCGTTCACAAAACGGGACACAGAGTAAATGCCGTGGTGATGCAGCCAATAGTTCCACGAAATCGCCTTCGGGTTGCGGATGCTCTCAAAGTCAATAAGCGTGTCCGCGCACATGAAGAAATCACGGTCGCACAGAATGGCTTGGCACCCGTCTATGCCAAAATCGTCAATCTCGATAACGCGCATCTTGAAGTCGGCTGCGGATGCGTTGAACGCGAACGCAATCACGTTAACGTCGAGCATCGCCACGAACTCGGGCGTGGCAAACAGGGCAAGGTCATCATTGTTCGTGAACGTGGGAGCGCCAGCGGCGTTGTACTGCCCAGAAAGGAAGCGCATCTTGCCCGCCATCGAGCGCACGGCTTCCGTAATCGCCATAGCATCGTCCTGCTTCTCCGCACGGGTGGACGCAGCCGAAGCATCGGGAACGTTCACCTTGTAGAACCCGTCGATGCGTGCGTACTCGGCAAACAGGTTGCGCATGATTAGGTACTCGTCCCAATAATCAGACGTGTACGGCGTTTCCATGATGCGCCCCACGAGGTCTTGCAGCCCGTAGTCGTTCAGGAACGCACGACGCAGAAGCATGTCGTTGACGGTCAACTCGTAGTAGTCCTGACGGTTGATGCTGTGAAAGTTGCTCATAACGTCGGGCGCGTGGCAAGCGAACACGTCATCATAGCACTTGTTAGGGTCGTAGCGCTTAGCCTGAATGAGCGTGGTGGCAAGTTCCTCGATAGTCTCGCCGTACTGCATCATGCCGCGCTTGAACTGCGCGAGCGGGTTAGTCCAAACCTTGCTCTTGATTACAACGTCTCCGATGCGGTTCACAAGCGCATCAATAAACTCGTTCATCATCGGGCGGTATTCGAGCAGATTGTTCACCGTCTCGGTAATGTCACCCTGCGTCGCAGCAGGAATGCGCTGCTGGTACGCGAAAGACGCATCGGTGCGAATCGCGTTGAGAATCTGCGCATTGGTGGCGCTAAGCGTCTTGATAGTCTTAGTTGCCATTGTTGCTTCCCTCCTTGTCATCGGTGAAAAGGTTGTCAATGTGGTACACGGTGCCGTCATCGTCCACGTCCTCAACGACAACACCGTCACCGTCGTTTTCCCCGCTGTTGTCGGCGGGAATCTGCATCAGCAGGTCATAATTGCGAGCCTTCAAACTCTGAATGTCAGCCTTCATGGCTTCCTCGTTCGCCGCATACTCGCTCATGCGGGCTTCCGCAGAACTTCGGTACTCGTCGGCATCCGCTCCCCGCTTAGCCATGTCCGTGAGGAACGTCTCTGCGGTCGCGTACTCGCCATCCTCCATCCTCTCACGGAGCCAAGCGAGCAAATCCTCTAGGTTCATGTTCTTCTCCTTCCAACAAAATAGCCCCCACCATCTGGTTGTTACCGTGGCGAGGGCTGACTGTGCTGGTGATATTGCCATTCCCGAAACGCCGCCGCTGCTAATGCGGCTCGCACTCGTGCGGGCGGTATCACCCGTAGCAAACCCCGCATCGGTCATCGTCCAGACGGATTGGGTATCACCATCCTCAACATATATCGTAACAGCCGTGCTGTCAAGCGTTGTTTTCAACTTCCAACAAAGAAACAGAATTAAGATAGCCATTGATGAACTGCGATATTGCGATTCGCACAAGGTACGAAATCGGCAGATTTTCAGTGTCGCTGATCTCCTTCAATTGCTGGTACACGCTTTCATCGATCCTGAAACTTCTTTCAATCATGCTTGAACCTCCAATCATGTTAGCGTAAACGTAATGGGCTCAAGCACAATCCCACCACGCACGTGCCGCGGTCTAAGTTTCCCAAACAACTGCAAACCGCGCTTGAAATTATCAAACGTCACCATTCCTTTCAATTCTTCTGGCATCCCTGCGCACTTAACATCATCGAACGGGTCAACATCAACCATAGTATAAACGCCGTCCACCATTTTCCCTACTTGAACAATTCTCTCCATATACGTCTTTGCCCTGATATATTTCGCCATGCTGAAATTGCTCTCGTGCTTCCACGCGCCCAAACGTGTAGGATGCACCTCCAAACCCTCGGGAATGTCTGTGCCGCAAATGTGTATGCTGTCCGTGTCGCAGTACATGAACCTATCATACACGCTTTGCGCTGCATTGATAGTCTTGTACCTAGCCCATGCGGTGATGAAGCAACCCACAGGCGTGTACACGGGGTCGCGTGTCTCTTTCTCTCCCAATCTGTACCCAACTGAACCGTCCTCTTTCAAGTAAGGCAGTTTCGGCGTAACGTCGGGGTTTGTGGCGAACTTGCCATAAAGTGAGTTTAACATGAGCTTCGCAAGCTGTCGCAAACCTCCCGTGGTGGTTTCTTTAATGTGCATCCAATAGTCTATGTACTCTTTGAACAGTCCAGTGGCTTGCTCAAACATGTACCCGCCGTTGTACGAAAACACCGTCACGTCGTACTGCTGCATAAGTATTTCCAAGTCTATGTTGGTCAAAGCCAACTCAACTGTTCCCTCCGTGTCATGAATGTACTCCGTTTCGGAGTAGAACGGGTTGTTCTTAATCTGCAACGTGGGGAGGTGGTCGGGCTTCAACTTGCAATAGCAAGTGAGGAATTGAATGTACAGGGGATATTGGGGATTGTCCTTGTACTCTCCGTGGAAATATATCGGTTGCCCGATTGGCAACGGTCTGTTGTACATAACGTCGGGATACAACGAGTTAACGTCAAACGCAGCCCCGTAGCCCTGCAACCTGTCCTCGTGTTCCTCGTCAGCCTGAAACATAGGGTTTGCATATGTGTAGCCGCCGCGATACGCCTTGCGTATCATCGCGTCCATTTCCAGATGAATCTTCGGGAACCAGTCATCCCACTTCGAGCCTATTATGTCCTTGTACGCGTTTAGCGCGTCGCTTCCAATGGTGAGCCTGTCAAGCCCTTTGCCGAACTGCTGATGCAGCGCCCTGGCGACAATCTGAACGTCGTTCCTGACGTAGTCTCGTTCCTGCGGGGTCAACTCGTGACCTATGGGTCGGTACTCCGTATAGTCAAGCTCCAACTTGGATATGGGGAGGTCGAAAGCCTTTGCAATCTGCGATACCTTCATGGGGAGTTTCTTCAAGCTGTCTTTGAATGTGCAGGTTAGCGCCTTCTTCTTGCCATTCTTCTCAAAGCACACCTTCATTTGATAGAACTTGCCCATGTTTGATATGAGCGTTTTGAAAGTCTTTGTCCTCGCCTTTTCGCTATACTCAAATCCGTTGGTCAGCAGGTACCATATAATAAACTCACAATCGAACGCAGCATTGTGGAAATAATATGTACCGCCGTGAACCTTGCAGAAGTCAAGAAACGTGGCAATGTCCGTGCCATAGCTTAGTGCGTCGGGATTGTCAATCTCGCACACGCACCATGCCCAAACGCGACAATCATTTATATCTGTGGTTGTCTCGAAGTCTGCGGCGTACTCCATAGCTATCTGCGCTTACGTTTGTTTTTCCTGCGCTTCTTCGCGGGTTTCTTGGGGTATTGCGTCTGCACCTGCTGAATGGTCAATATCATATGTTCTTTTTGAGCTTCATCATCCATTGCGTCGGCCTGTGCGCCTGTCACGTTGTCGCGGTCGGTGTTTATGTACCTGTAATAAAGGGGAACGAAGTTTGTGAAGTTCTGCAACGCAAACAGTTGTTCGTTGCTCAACTTCCTGATCATGTTGGGTATTCGCGGGTCGTTGAAAGTCGCGACGTGTTCCAAAAGATTCTTGCGAAGCAGCGTTATCCGCTTGCGCTGATACGTCGGGGATAGTTCGCGCTTCAAAATCTGCGCTCGCTTCCGCAAATCCGCTTCGCTGCGTATCTGCTCTGGGAGTAGTTGGCGCTGATAGTCTATGTTGCCGAACGGCAAGCCCTTAACATGAGCCATAGCCGAACGCATCCCCAATGTTGTATCGCTCTCGCCATAGGCGGTCAGGAACGGATGCGCGGCGAACTTTTGCCAATACTTGTTATGCTCTTTGTTCCATTGCCTTTCAAGCCGTTTGTAATCCCTGTAAGCCGTGTACGGTATCGGGGTGCCGTCGCGCCCCGCAACGAAACGGGTTGAACGTGATATGAACTTTTCCAACTGGTTAGCGTATGAGTTTAGCGCCCTCGTGTTCGATGGGTCAACGTCACGAAACGGGGCGACGCTGCCCGTCCTTACACCCTTTTTCTGCAATCTCTTGATTTTGCGGCGCGCCCTACGTTCAGCGTCTTTCACACGGGCGCGGGCGTTCTCGTTAGCCTTTGTCATCGGCTCACCTCCTCGACAGAAAGGGCGGGCATTTCGCCCGCCCTCGCGTTCCGCTCTGCTCCGGGGTGTTTACTTGTGACGCTGCAAGCTGGTGAACTTGTAGCCGTTGCGCCCCTGCTTCTTCACAACGTCGAACTTGATCGCGGGATTCCACGGCGGGCAACCAACTATGCTGAAAAGATTCTTCATCGAGGTTTCAACGCCCGTGCTGGTGCATCCATAGGCATCGCCCTGCGGGGTGATAAGAACGATGCGATTGCGCATCGTAACCTCGCCCGTCGCCTTGTCGGCCATTTCCACGGGCTGAATAATGACGTTCTCAACTTCCACAACCTTTCCCACCATGTCATCGAGGGGGAGGGAGTTAGAAACAGCCTCGTAGATGTCCAACCTGTCCTCTTGCGTCTCCGCATGGATCGAGCAATACATGCCCTTAACCATGTCGGGCGCGTCGTTCGCGATGTTCGCAAGTTCGGTGTTCTCCATGTCTCTTCCTTTCGTTCATGGGCGGCGTTTTCGCCGCCCGCTCTACCGTGTTAGTCCTCGTCTGCTTCAGAAGCGTCGCAAGGTGTTCCGTACTTCTTGAAGTCGTCAAAAGTCATCTTGTAAAGCTGCTCATGCTCGACAACCTCAACAGCCGCAAAACTAGGCTCCTGCTTGCGGACGAGCGCTTGCGCGGTGTTCAGGCCGCAGCGCTTGTCAAGCTGATAGGCAGCCCGCGCGGGCTGACCGTCCTTGATGATGAATCCGCGAACCTCCGTAGTTGTGAACCTCTTCTGAATCGTGTTGCGGGCCATTTCCAATCCTTTCTGTCGTATACCATAATGGCAACTCTTACATTACGCTTGATGATGCGGCTTGTCAAGTATTAAAACCAACTTGCAAGCCGCATCACAAAACCTATACATAATGCCGTTGGGTATTGTCCGCACCCCAATTCCCTTTGTCGTCGATTTTGACGGCGAAAACGGGGCGGAAGAACATTCCATATGGGCGGTTGATCCTGCGGAGCTCGTCATAGACGCGCGCCAACCGCATACACTCTGCCAACGTGTCGGCACTGTAAACGTCTTCGTCGACGATGCCGCGTTTCGTCGCGACGTACCACTTAGCTGGCACGTGATCGACGGTGGCGCTCATGTTGCGGAGTTTCATTTTCGTTCCTTTCTGTTGTGTTCTAGCGCCCTCCATTCGGCGCAATTACAATATACGCCACCATGTACCACTTTGCAAGAGTTTATTTGTACTACATCCACAAAGCATCATTTACCACTTGACAGCAGTACACAAACGCCGTATAGTTACAGAGAAAGGAGCAACAATGTACACCACTAGCGAACAAGTTTACACGGCAGCAAATAACCTCACCGACAATGTAGGCGGCTTCTTTAGCGAACTTCTGCGGCTGCTTTTTGCGCTGATTGATACGCTTATAGAGTGCGCTATGTATGTCTTTGATTGCGTCACAAGTAACCCCGTTCTACTGCTGGCGTTCGTCGTGTGCTTCATGTACTATGTACGCCGCAAGTATTAAGTGCATAGTGTGAAGCCTAGGC